ATCATCAAATCGACACGCTAATCCTGAGTAGGTTCTTTCATACCAACCTGCTTGACATCGACCTAAAGCGTAAGTGGTCCATGATGCCCGCTAAGCTTTACGGGTCACACAGCCTGGAGGCTTATGGCTACAGACTTAAGTGCTACAAACAAGATTTTGGTAAGCACACTGACTGGAGTGAGTGGTCCCAGGAGATGCAGGATTACTGCGTCCAAGACGTTGCTGTTCTCGTAAAACTATGGAAGCATTTCCAAAAATACCTGAAGCCGTGCTCCTCGAACACAAAATCGCGGAGCTGATGGCTGCCCAAGAGGCCGTAGGATGGCCTTTTGATGTCCGTGCGGCCCAGGAGCTAGAGAACACCCTTTTAAACCGCGTAGAGGCGCTTAGAGCGCAGGCTCAGAGCCTTTGCTGGTGTGTTCCTGGTAACCTGTTCACGCCAAAACGTGACGACAAAACTCAAGGCTATGTAGCTGGAGCAGAAATGCAACGGCTTAAGGAGTTTAACCCTAGTAGCCGAGAGCATATTGCCTGGTACTTCCGAACCTTCCACAACTGGAAGCCAAAGAAGCTGACTGAAACAGGCAAAGCTGTTATTGATGAAGTCGTTCTCAAAGAGATCGGCACGGAACAAGCGTTGTTATTCCTGGAGATTCTTGAGACACAGAAGAAACTCGGAATGTTATCGCAAGGCAACAACGCCTGGTTGAAGTTGGTCAAGAATGGCAGGCTTCACCATTCCTGCTTTATTGGGGCTGCCACACATCGCATGGCACACGCACGCCCCAACTTGGCGCAGGTCAGCAGTGATGCTGATTGTCGCTCATTGTTTATTACTCGTCCCGGCTGGAAGCTAGTTGATAGCGACTTGGCAGGGATAGAACTCCGCATATTTGCTCATTATTTGGCACGCCATGATAAGGGCAGGTATGCACACATCCTTCTTACTGACGACATCCACCAAGTCAATGCTGACAAGATTGGCATCAGCCGTCGAGCAGTTAAGACTGTTACCTACGCTTTCCTCTATGGTGCGTCGAATACTAAAATCGGTCTCAGCTATGATTCACAGCTTTCTCCACAGCAAGCTAAGAAGAAAGGTGGTGAGATCCGTAGAGCGTATCTTGATGCGATCCCTGGCCTTGAGGATCTTGTGGAGGCGGTCAAGGAAAAAGCGAAGGGACATGGTTCCATACGATCTATCGACGGTCGCAATATCCTCGTTGACTCGCCACACAAGGCTTTGAACTTCCTTATGCAATCGTCAGCCGGAGTTCTGGCAAAGCGTTGGTTATTAATCACGGATGAGCGTTTGCGAGGCATTGAACATGAAAGGTACGCCTTTGTTCATGACGAGCAAGCTTTAGGATGTCCCCCTGATGTAGCCGAACAGGTTGCATCAATCTGCACCACATCAGCTGCTATGGCTGGTGAATTTTACAAGCTCAGGCTTCCTATTGATGCTGATGCAAAGATTGGTATGAACTGGGCTGAGGTACATTAATGCTATTACTAGACACTGACTATCTTGCGTACAAGTCAGCTCAAGCATGTGAAGAAGGCATTGATTTTGGTGATGATGTTATCATTACTCAATCTAATTTCAGTGAAGTTCTCAAGATCTTTGAGCGTGAACTACGTAAGATCACGACCGCTATGATGGATGACGAAGTAATTCTTTACTTCTCAAGTCCTAAAAATTTTCGGAAAGAAATTTATCCCGATTACAAGGGACACAGAAACCGACGTAAACCCTTAGGTTACAAACGTTTGGTAAACTGGTGTAAAGACAACTTTGCTACCGTTGTTCGAGACAACTTAGAAGCAGACGATGCCCTTGGCATTGATGCTACTATACATGAGCTGGATGACCAGCCTATTATTGTTAGCCCGGACAAAGACATGCGTCAGATTCCTGGGATTCTATGGAACCTCAGTGATGACGTAGAAGAAATCACAAAAGAAGAAGGAGATCGTTGGCACCTGATACAGTCACTGGCAGGAGACCCTACTGACGGGTACCCTGGTTGTCCGGGTATTGGCATCAAACGTGCAGCTGATCTTATTGACAAGCATGACTTTCCATGGGAAGCTGTGTGCCAAGCCTATCGTGAGCGAGGATTGTCAGACGACGATGCTTTGCTTAACGCCCGGCTTGCTAAAATTTTACAAGCCGAAGACTATGACTTTATCGGAAACGCCCCAATCCTTTGGACCCCCGCCTCCGGTCCTGGAACTGACAGTGGAACAACAGTTCCAAATGAGGAGAATTGAAGATGCCTTGAGAGATCCACAGTCTAGCAAGGAAGACATCATTACAGTATTCCTCGCGCTACAGCGTCAGTGTTTTACGCTGTGCAATAATGTTTCTAACCTTGTCAAACAATGGCCCAGCAATCACCCAAGTATTACACCAGAGGATCTATCGAAGTTTGGGATTTTATCCGAGACCAAGGATTAAACTACCATCTTGGCTGTGCTGTTAAGTACATTTGCCGAGCAGGGTACAAAGATGATTCAATCAAAGACCTTGACAAAGCTATCCACTATTTAACTAACGAGCGTGACGAATTACGAAAACAGAGCGAACGAGTTTCGCAAAGCGTACAAACTGCCTACGAACTTGACGCCTACCTCTTTGACTCTTCAACAGCATTTGATCGCTGAAGAGTACGCTGAACTTCACGAAGCGTATCAAGAGGTCTGTAAAGACATCACCAACAAACGGGCTCGTGAGCACATGCTCAAAGAGCTGACTGATTTGCTGTACGTTATTCATCAAATGGCTGCTGCCTTTGATTGGGACGTATGTGCAGCATACAACCGTGTCCATGCCAGCAACATGAGTAAGCTGGACGACAACGGTAAACCTATTTACCGAGAGGACGGTAAGATCCTCAAGGGACCAAACTACTTTCTTCCCACCCTCATTGACCTCGTTTAATATGTCTACTGATCTGATCGCTCGCACCGGTCGTGTACAATCTTGGATTGATGATCCAGAATCTCGTCTTCCCGTTTCGTGTACTGTCTTTGTTGTTGAAGACAGCATGGAAGGACCAGAGGGCATTGAAGCATCTTGGCGATTTGCTAGCCACGCTCTCAGAAATGGAGCAGGAGTGGCGGTACATCTTTCCAAACTCCGACCCAAGGGAGCTGAGAATGGCAAGGGCTTGGTTGCTTCTGGCCCAGTCTCGTTTGCAAAAATCTATTCGGTCTTAAATGAAACGCTCCGTCGTGGCGGCGTGTATAAAAACGGTGCAGTGGTCATTCACCTGGACCTTAACCACCCTGATATTCTAGAGTTTATCTCTGCTAATCGTAACGAGTTGCCTTGGGTTAAGCGTTGCGTAGATATTAACAATTACTGGTGGGAAGAAGCGACTGACGAAGTTCGTGAAGCTCTTCTCAAAGGAATTAAAAAAGGTGACATTTGGTTAAACAAAACTAAAGTTGACAACAATGGCAACCGCATCTATGGGAATGTATGTTTGGAAGTCTATTTGCCCTCACGAGGAACTTGTCTCTTGCAGCATGTCAATCTCGGTGGATGCGAATTTGATGACATTCAACGTGCATTTACCCAAGGAATGTCCGAATTGTGTGCACTCCATGCCCGAACTGGTGTTGGAGAAACTGGAGAATACCTCGCTCCTGAAACAGATCGCCAAATCGGTCTCGGAATGCTTGGACTTGCAAACCTACTCCGCCGTAATGGAGTAACTTACGCAGAGTTCGGTGACGCTCTTGAGGTAATGAACACTAGGGTAGCTCATACACACACGCCTGCTACGTTGCTGGCTCATGAGATCCGTAAAGGTGTAGAGGCTGCAGCACAGATTGCCCGTTACAACAAAATGGTGCGAGCCTTTGCTATTGCTCCTACTGCTTCTTGCAGCTACCGCTACAAAGACCCTGACGGTTACACTGCCTGTCCCGAGATTGCTCCTCCGATTTCTACGGAGGTTGACCGCGACAGCGGCACCTTTGGTGTCGAGCACTTTGATTACGGCAACGTAGAGATTGCCAGCACTGTTGGCTGGAAAACTTATCGTAAAGTTGCCGACAATATTATGCGCCTGTTGGATTCGACAGGCTTGTTGCATGGATATTCCATGAATAGCTGGAGCGACGTTGTGGACTACAACCAATCCTTCATCGAAGAATGGCTCACCAGCCCACAAACTTCACTCTACTATTCTCTTCAAGTTATGCCAGATACTCAAGATAAAAGTGATGCGATGGCTGCGCTGGAAGAGTTTGACGAGGAGTTTTGGAATGATTATGAGTCGTTCTCTAAAGAACCTCAATGTGATTGTGCAGAATGAACCCTTATCAGAAACTTCTCTCTCGTAAACGCTCTTGGACTCCTGTCCAAGTTGAAGCAGGCACCTTTGCTCCTGGCTCTGAAGAAGCCATGCTGCGGGCTCTCTCGGTTCGTAACCTTGAGATCCCCGTAGGTGACTTCATCCAAAGCGCTCTTAAAAAGGACTATCCTGCTGCTGCTAAAGAACTCCTCGAAAGCAACATTAAGGATGAAGAAAAGCACGACCTCGCTCTTGATTACATCTCTCGCGCTCATCAGCTGGAAGACATTCCAGAGGCTTCAAAAATTCAACAAGCCTGGATTGAAGCGCCAGAACACCCTGTGCTCAAAGCAATGGTGCTTGAGCGATCCGTGTTCTTCGTGCTGCTACCCTTCTTTAGATGGAATGGGGATGCAGGATGCCGCACTGTATCAGCAGACATCAGCCGCGACGAGCAAGTCCATGTTGCATCAAACTCTCTTGTCTGTAAGGAGCTTGGCCTCACGGTCACGCAGAACCTTGACAAACTTCGTAAAGCAACTGTAGCCTGGATTATGCAACCCCTTGGGTCTAACACCGAGAACCCTTATCTTGACCGCGAGTTTTGGCTCAAACAATCAGACAGCCTTCTCTACAGCGGGAAGGCAGAGGGTCTGATTGCTACCCGCCGTGCTCGTATGCCCGCATTCTTTGAGCACTCCAATGTCAATCTTCCTGAGTACGGCTGAGTTTCAGTATCTACTCGATGAATTAGATGAACTATTTCCTGATACATATCCTGACTATTCCTTGTCTGAAAAGGAAATAGCTTTCCGAGCTGGTCAAGTTGATGTGGTCAGGTTTCTTAAGAAAAAACTATCCGAGGATTAATTATGTGTTTTGGTGGACCCCCTCCTATGCCAGAAATAAAAATGCCTGAAATTCCTGCTCCGCCGCCGCCGGTTTTGGGTGAACCTATTTCTCCTCCCAAACCTCAACAGCAAGGAGCAGCTCCAGATATTACTCCTACTCCAGAAACAGCAGCTGTTAAACCTGCTATCTCTGCTGCTGATAAGGAAATGTCTCGTACTGGCACTGCTCGTTTGAAGAAGAAGGCTCCTGTTCCTACTGGCACTGGTCAAGGTGTAAACTACAGTGGCAGCGCATCTCCTGTTGGCATGTCTCTTAATATTCAGAAACAATAATGAAAAGCGCACGGCAACGTTATCATGAATTAACCAGTGGCCGTACCGCATTTCTTGACATTGCACTGGAATGTGCAAAGCTAACTATTCCTACTCTGCTTATGCATGAGGAGACGACAACCGATTACACTCGGTTTAAAACTCCTTGGCAATCAGTCGGAGCTAAGGGGGTGGTGACCCTGGCATCTAAATTGATGCTGGGTTTGCTGCCTCCTTCTACTTCATTCTTTAAACTCCAGTTGGATGACTCTAAGCTGGGTGTGCAGATTCCTGCCGAAGCAAAGAGTGAACTAGATTTGAGCTTTGCTAAGATTGAACGTATGATCATGGAAAGCATTGCTGCTTCTACTGATCGTGTTCAAATTTTCTCAGCGATTAAACATCTAGTTGTTACTGGCAACGCTCTTCTTTACATGGGTAAGGAAGGTATGAAGATGTATCCACTTAATCGTTACGTAGTGGAAAGAGATGGTAACGGTAACGTTACTGAGATTGTTACCCGTGAAAGGGTAAACAGAAAAGTTCTTGGTCCTGACTTTGAACAACCTAAACAACAAAGCGTTGTTGACAGCAGTGTTGGTGGGACCTACGACAAAGATGTAGATGTTTACACCTGCATTAAACTGACTAAAAAAGGGTGGACTTGGTATCAAGAAGCTGACGACAAACAGCTACCAAACAGCTACGGCAAGTCCCCTAAGGATAAGAGTCCTTGGCTTCCGCTGCGCTTCGTCACTGTTGACGGAGAAGACTACGGACGCTCTAGGGTTGAAGAGTTCCTGGGCGACCTGCGTTCTCTTGAAGCCCTTATGCAGGCGCTTGTAGAGGGCTCCTCTGCAGCTGCTAAGGTGATCTTTACTGTATCCCCGAGCTCGACTACTAAGCCTGCTGCTTTGGCTAATGCAAGCAATGGTGCTATCATTCAAGGACGCCCTGATGATATTGGGGTTGTTCAAGTTGGTAAGACCGCAGACTTCCGTACTGCTTTTGATCTTGCCAACGTTCTTGAAAAACGTATCTCTGAAGCCTTCCTGATCCTCAATGTACGTCAGTCTGAACGGACTACTGCAGAGGAAGTTAGGATGACTCAAATGGAGCTGGAACAACAGCTCGGTGGTTTGTTCTCTTTGCTTACTACTGAGTTCCTGATTCCGTATCTTAACCGTAAAATGCATGAGCTAACTAGGACACGTCAAATTCCTGCCTTGCCTAAGGGACTAGTGAATCCTACGATTGTTGCTGGTATTAACGCCCTTGGTCGTGGTCAAGATCGTGAGTCGTTGGTTCAGTTTGTCACAACCATTGCTCAAACTATGGGACCGGAAGCTTTGCAGCAATTCGTCAATCCTGATGAAGCTATTAAGCGTCTTGCTGCTGCTCAAGGCATTGACATCCTTAACCTTGTCAAAGGTATGGAGCAGATCAAAACTGAGCAACAACAGGCTATGCAGAAACAGATGCAAATGTCTATGGTCAATCAGACCAGTCAGCTGCTCGGTACTCCGCTCATGGATCCTTCTAAGAACCCACAAGCTGTTGATGCTGTGCAAGCTGCTATGGGAAATCCTGCTATGCAACAGGGTCTCCAGAACCTTGCTGGTGGTGGCCAACCTCAACAGCTGCCAGGACAAGGACCTGACCTTCCAATTCCTCCAGGTTAAATTAACTAGCACCATTTATGGCTATTAACATTTCATACGATCCGTCTGACGATCCCGAAGCTATTGCAGCCCGTGAGGCTGAAGATGCTGAGTCTCTTGAACTTGGTGAACAGATGATGCAAGACCAGCAGGATCTTCTTGCTGGTAAATATAAAAACGCTGAAGAGCTTGAAAAAGCTTACATTGAACTTCAGCAACGATTCAGTAAAGGTGAGTCCAAAGCAGAACCTGAAGAAGAATCTGCAGAAGTTGACGAAGAATCTGATCAATCATACGACTATGTTCGTTATGACGATGAAGGTGGCGTCAACTTTGAAGCTGTTAAAGAAGCTTATGGTGACAAACTTGCTGATGTATTCCAAGAGTCTGGTATTGATCCTTGGGTAATGAATGATCACTTTATTGAAAATGATGGTACTCTTACTAATGAGATGTACGATCAGCTGAATGAAGCGGGTTTCAGTGATACAGTTATTGACGCTTACTTGGGTGGGCTTCGTGCTCAAGCAGGTCAAGTTGATCAAGTGGAAGCTCCTGTACTTAATGAATCTGAAATCAGTGAGATCAAGAATCTTGCTGGTGGAGAAAAAGGTTATGATCAGGTAGTCCAGTGGGCAAGTGAAACTCTTAGCCAAACTGACATTGAAGCTTTTGATGAAGTCATCAACACCGGTAACAAAGCTGCCGTCAGGTTTGCTGTAAAAGCTTTGGTTTCACAATTTGAAGATGCTATGGGACGCGATGCTGATCTGGTGACAGGAAAATCCACAAACAAAGGTGCTCCTTATCGGAGTATGGCTGAGGTTGTGCGTGACATGCAAGACCCTCGTTACGAGCGTGATGAGGCATACCGCATGGATGTTATGCAGAAACTTGAGCGATCTAATCTCAAGGTGTGATAAACATAGCCCTGCTCCTTGCGAGTAGTTGCGGGGCTATTTAAAAGAAGTTAGCAATATTAAAGTCCTTTGCTTTTTTGTTATGCTACCTATCCTAACTACTTTGTCAGTTCTCACCAGCTGGTACGGTCCTGGTTTCCATGGAAACTTGACTGCAAATGGTGAACGATTTAATCAACACGGCCTTACTGCAGCGCACAAGACACTACCCTTTGGTACTAAACTTAAAGTTTGTTACAAAAGGTGTGCCGTTGTTCGGGTCAATGATCGCGGTCCTTACATTCATGGTAGGGGGCTTGATCTCAGTAAAGGTGCCGCTGATGCAATCGGCTTGACTGGCACTGGAGTTGGACAGGTAACTGTTACTCGACTCAACTAACACATACTAATGGTTGCAATTACTAATTCTTCTCCTAAGCTAAATGCTTGGGATTCATTCTGTGACTGGGTTACCAGTACTAACAACCGTCTTTATGTTGGCTGGTTCGGGGTACTAATGGTACCTTGTTTACTAGCTGCAACCACCTGTTTTATCCTTGCTTTTATTGCTGCCCCTCCGGTAGACATTGATGGCATTCGTGAACCCGTTGCTGGTTCTCTTCTTTATGGAAACAACATCATATCGGGAGCCGTCGTTCCGAGCAGCAATGCCATCGGACTACACTTCTACCCAATTTGGGAAGCTAGTTCACTTGATGAATGGCTCTACAATGGGGGTCCTTTCCAGCTCACAGTGTTCCACTTCCTCATTGGCATCTATGCTTACATGGGACGAGAGTGGGAACTTAGCTATCGACTAGGGATGCGTCCCTGGATCTTTGTTGCTTACTCTGCTCCTGTCGCTGCAGCTACTGCAGTATTCCTGATCTACCCATTTGGTCAGGGCTCTTTCTCTGACGCAATGCCTCTTGGTATCAGTGGAACGTTCAACTACATGCTTGTCTTCCAAGCAGAACACAACATCCTTATGCACCCCCTCCATATGCTTGGGG